ACTTGACATCGGCGGCAAGATCCTGGACAAAGTATTTCCGGATCCGGCCCAGGCTGAACAGGCAAAACTAAAACTCTTAGAGATGCAACAGAATGGTGAGCTGGCTAAGATCAATGCCGACGCGGCGGAGCAACACGAATTAACTGCCAGGCTCCAGGCTGACATGGCCAGCGATTCCTGGTTAAGTAAGAACATTCGCCCAGGCACCTTAGTCTTTATTCTTTTTGTATATTCTGCATTTGCCATGATGTCCGCCTGGGATATTGAGGTCAACAATAATTACGTTGAACTCCTGGGCCAATGGGGAATGCTGATTATGTCTTTCTATTTCGGCGGACGCACGTTGGAGAAAATCATGGATATGAAGAGAGATAAAAAAGATGAACCTAAGTGAGCATTTCACCCTGGAAGAATTAAGCCACACGGACCACCGTGAATTTGACAACACGCCAAACGATGCAGAGATGGCAAACCTGGTGCGCCTGGCTGATTTCTTGGAAGAAGTTAAGAGCGCCCTGGGCGATAAGCCGGTCATCATTAACTCAGCATTTAGATCTAAGCAAGTCAATGACGCAGTAGGATCTAAGGATACAAGCCAGCATCGTATTGGATGCGCCGCAGATATTCGAGTGCCAGGCATGACACCGGATCAAGTAGTTAAAACAATCATTGCGTCCGGCCTGGGATACGATCAGATCATTCGCGAGTTTGATCGCTGGACCCATCTCTCTGTACCCAACAAGACGGAAGATAAGCCCCGCCGTCAAGCGCTGATTATTGATAAGGCCGGGACCAGGGCCTACGGATAATTGTGTAACTAATTACACAATTTAATGCGTACATTTTTTTGAGATTTTTATACATATAGGTATCAATATGTATAAGCAATCAATACTTTAAGCATAAAAAGATCCCCGCACTAGGCGGGGATTGAAGTCCAGGTCGTGAACCCTGGACGGGCCTCTGCTAAGAGATACGTTAATCTACCACAATCTCGATTCCCCTGGTCAAGTATGGTTTGATCCTAATCAATCCGCGGCGCTCTAATCTGTGCATGATGGCATGAACGGTAGAGGGACTGGAGTATCCCAGGGCCGTACCAATCTCCCTGGTACTAGGGAATACCCCATGATCTGCATGAAATTTCAATAAGAAATCCAGCAATCTTTTTTGCTTTGGAGTGGGTGAAAGTTTCATTAGTCGCCCGCCCATCTCACACCTGACCGGCCCATCTTCTCGTTGTACCAACCTTCAAACTCATTGGCCAATTCCCCCAAGGTTTTCTCCCTGGGACACTTATGCACTTCGTCAATCTCTAAAGGCTTGCCGCATTGCTCGCAAGTATTGGCATCGAGATCAACCTGGCCAGCAAAAGGAATTGGCTCCAAGTTTTTCTCCGCCTTCCTGGCCTCGATATGATGCTCTAGTCTTTCCTGAAAGTAGGATTTTATTTTCATTATTTCACTCCCAATATTTGTAATGTTTTGGACCGCTCAACGCGGGCCTCTTTGGCGGGCGTCACCTTCTCAGGCTGGGCCTTGTACGATCTCATTGCCCACTTGATCCGCGCCGCAATAGAACCATCCGGGTTTCTGACGTAGCCTTCTTCGGAAGTCGTGAGCTGGTCCATCAGTTTGGATTGCAATATGTCAATCTCTTCTTCCAGGATCTTGACGTGCGCCTTGGCATCGATCAAGCGGCGCGCCTGGTCTGCACTCTCACCAGCTAATTCAACTGGCTCATGCAATCCGTCAACCGTAGGGTATGCCTTAACACCATCGGCCGGACTAGCAACCGGATACCAGGACTGACTATTAACGCGTCGCGTGAACTCTTTGCAAACGTCAATGATCTTGGCCTGGGTGTTACCACTTGCCTGGTAAAAGTAAAGCCGCAACTCGATCCCGCGATACAAGGTCGCAATCACTCCCCAGGTATAACCGGCACAAAGTAATTGCGCCTGGAGCTGGAGCGGACCACGATATAACGGTGGCTCATCTTCCGGCATGGCACTCGTTAGTTTTGATTCACAACATCCCAGGCCGTTAAGCGTGATGCTATTTGCGCCGACAACATAGACACCCATCTCCGGGTCGGTGGTCAAGGTACGCCCGTCGCCTTCCCAAATTGAATCAAGCGAGCATTGCAAAATGATCTCGTCATCTTCCAGGTAAGAGAGCGCGTAGTCCACTTGCAACTCTTTGATCTTGATGCCCAGGCGCTTGGCCGCCTCTTCAATGATGATCGGCTCTAAAGTATTGCCCCAGTCTGCGGCCTCTACATTAAACGGTGGGCGCGGCTTGCCTTCCATCGCGTCGATACTGGCCGCCAACTCGTCATTCGGAGTACGGAACGGGGATACGCCCATGATGCTGGGGATCCGGGACCCGGACGGGAGAATGTCATTTGTAATTTTTCCAACCATTTTAATTTCCTTTCGGGAAGTCTAAGAACACGCACTCATTTGGAATCACATTGCCGCGCGAATCAATGTAATACTCTCCACACCCGACGGCCCACTCAACCAGGAACACGCTGAACAGAACGCCGAACACGAAAACAATTAAACACTCCAGGACCATCTCTTTGATTTTTTTCATCGTTGAAATTTCTCCATTAAATAAACTGCCATGATAATAATCAAGATGACTATGACCCCAATGGCCATAAAAAGTAATCCTTGAATTAATGCGTCCATCATTGCAATACTCCTCTCGCCGCGAGAGATCTCGCTCTTTTGATTAACTGAATATTGCCCCTGGTTAACACGTTGATTGTGTCGATCTTTTCTTCCAGGTACATCGCGGCCCATACTGGATCACACTCAAAGGCCAGCTCGATCGTGCCAAGATTTGAAATGATATCGGCCAGCTTAATCGTCTGCGCCTCTGCACACGCATTCGATAGGATCGTGCGATTGATGTACGCCCTGGCCATTCGATCACCGTCTGACTTGTCGGCGGCATTCGTTACTTGGTACACCAGGCGCGCAACTCTTTCATTGAACTCGATCACTAGGTCGGTGTAAGTCACGTTGCAATCCTCAATAACATCGTGCAAAACTGCGGCGGCCAGGACATCATCGCTACTACAAACACCGCGAACAATCTGCATCACTTCCATGGGGTGAGCGATGTAAGGCACCCCGGAAAACTTACGCAACTGGCCATCATGCGCCTGGTCCGCAAACTGCACCGCTCTAGAAATTAAGTTACTCATGCTAACGCTCCCTCGTATCTATTGACAACATTACGAACTGCACTAATCGACCAGGCTCTTTTGCCGGTGGCCGTTGCAATTCCCCTGGCACTCAAACCCTGGGCGATTTTCTCCAAGGTCTTGCAACCGAACTCGCGCAACTCTGCAATCACCGGGTAAACCTGGGAAGCGAACTCGTTTGCTTGCCCCGCCGTAGCCAATCCCCCGGCCTGGGCGCCGTTGGCTGGTGTAGGTGAACCCAATGTCATGCCCCTGGCCTTGCGCGCCGCCAGGGCCTTCTTAGTACGGTCAGAAATCTGAGCGCGCTCTAGCTCTGCCACGTTGGCCATCAGCTGGAGAATGAATCGGCTCATCGCTGGGTCCTGAAGGTTTGGCATATCGAGTGCCATGATCGGGACCTGGCGATCCAAGAGCGTAGTCAAGAATCCGACGTTACGGGTTAGACGGTCAAGCTTGGCAATCATCAGGGTCGCGCCTTCTCTTTCGCATTGCTCCAGGGCCGCGCGCAATTGTGGTCTGCGCTTGTCAGTCTTGCGGCCGCTTTCGATCTCAACATACTCGGACACTAGCTCATAGGGTGAGCTGGCCAGGAATCGATTGATGGTATTTTTTTGGGCCTCTAAACCCAGGCCGCTCTCGCCTTGTTTCTTGGTACTCACACGGTAATACGCAATTACTTTCATAATTTCACCTCGCTGATTTCTCTACCTGGATCATTGACTGAACTCGCGGCGCGGCAACGGATCTCGTACTCACCGAATGCCGCCTCGTAGTCCCTGGAATAAAGGCCCGCGTACATTGCGCCGCCCTGGTCTTGCAAGAACGTCGCGTACTCGCGAACGTCCAAGCGCTTGGCCAGGACAACCGCCATCGGGAGACGGACCTCATCTCCCTGGAACACGGTCCGGCGTAGGATCGCCAACTTCATGCGGCCTCGAATCTAGGAACGACGCCAACCAGTTTCCCGTCCATGATCTCGAAGAGAATCATCTTGGCCAGGTTTAGAGTTTGCCTGGCCCGCTCATCCATGCCGCTGGCAATCTCTTCCTGGGCGTCGGACATCAAGCCAGCGACAACCATTGACGCGCCACTTAGCTGGTAAGTCGCGCTACTCTTGACGCTATCCAGGTAAATATCAGGATCGCAACCGAACATTTTTAACGCTACGTCTTTTTCCATAATTAAACTCCTTTCAGTTAAGAGACAAGGGATTCAAGATTACCGTCGGCGCCAAACTCGCTAACGATTTTGCGAATCGCGATTACGTTACCGAACATAGACACGGCGCTAACGCTTTCTACCTGGTCAAAAGTAGGGACCTGGCCGTCCATAAAATATCTTTCTGACAAGGCTTGCTCGATTGTGAAGCCGGACATTTCCTCGAAGTACGTGGCGGCGCTGGACAGTTTTGTAAAGGTGCGAACAAAACGTCCATCCGGTGCGCTATTGATGATTTGATATTTCATTTTGATTTCTCCTTAGTTAATTAAGCGGCCAATCTACCAACACAACCCATTCCGTACCCGTCATCTCCCAGGCTAGAAATTCTTGCCAGGGTCGCGCTCTGCTGGACAGGGAACCCGGCGTTTGCCTCTTCGATCACGATGCCGAGCTGACGCACGAACTCGTTTGCCAGGCCGTTGCCCATACCTGGGATCTCACGCCCGTACAATCTGCCTTTGTTGTAATCCTCGACGGTCGCCTTTGGGAGCGGATCGTTGCGGAAGTTACCGGCAAACTTTTCGTAGAGCGCGTCAATCGCCTGGGCCATTGCCGCGTCACTTGTGTATCTGTTTACGAACACGAAGTCGGCGCCGAACCGAATCTCTTGGCCGTCAATCGCGGCGTAGTTTTGACCTTTGTAGTCTTGCATCCCGTCGAAGTAAGAACCCTCGAAGATCCCAACGGCGGCTTTTACTGCGTCGGAATTTGGGCCGTCGTTATACTTGATCGTGATACTAGCGCCGCCGGAGTAAACGCTGGACCGGACGGAGAACTTAACACCTGGGAATGATTCTTTCAGAACTGACCGAATCATCACGGCGGTTTCTGCACAACTGAGATACTGTTTCATTCTGTTTTCCTTTCGTTCGTTGTCTGTACGCTTTTATTATGGTCCCATTGCGATACCATTGCAATACCAAAACAAAAATAATTTGTAAATAAACCACACAATGAGCGAAAACCCCACAAAACCCACCCAGCTACACCTTACCGAGCGATTGCGCCGCGAACTTCAGGAGCAATCCAGTAAAGAACGCCGCTCAATGTCAAGCCTGGCGGAAGAGTTAATCGCCCTGGGCCTGGCCGGCCGCCGCACTAGCGTAGAAGATCGCATTGACCAGGTGATCCATGGCCGGGGGTAAGCGTAACCGCGAGCGGGGCGCGGAACTAGAACTCGAAGTCGTGCATACCTGGAAGGCCGAGGGCATTGAAGCCCAGCGCGTCCCGTTATCAGGCGGAGCTGGCGGGATGTTTTGCGGCGACGTTATGCTGGCCGGCTATACGATCGAATGCAAGCGGCGCAAGACAGGATTTGGCGTACTGTATGACGCCCTGGAGCAACAAGGAAGTGACTTCCTGGTAGTGAGAGCTGACAGGAAGCCGCGCTTGTACGTGATCCCGGAAGAGACAATGCTCTTGTGGCATCGTCAATACGGGCTTTTTAATTTCAACTTAGCAAATAGCAAGAAGGAGCAAGACAATGAGCTTTGACTTAGGACTTACCGGCGAAGGCGGCGGGCAATACATCCGTTACAACGCAAGCACCGGCACCTGGAACGTTGATGGCGAACAGATCCAACTAGGGCAATTCCTGGTAGATCCAACGAGCCTGAAAACAGGATGGGGAAAGATCGTGGCCGGATCATCACCGAGCTGGTCATGGGACACGCGGCCGGGTGTTAAAGGCGATCAGCCTAGCGATGAACACAAGCGCGGATTCTCTTTGCAAATGTATTCCAAAACGATTGGCCAGCGCGAGTGGTCCACCAACTCAGCTGGTAGCAACAAGGGATTGTCCGCAATTTGGGGGCAGATCTCGGACCAGGCGGTAGCTAACCCTGGCAAGGTGCCAGTCTTAAAGTTTACCGGCGCAACAGTTATCGCGATCGGCAAAGGATCCACCCAGGTACCGAATTTCGTCCTGGAAAAATGGGTCGATGCACCAGCCGATTTTGCTTTGTACGATCCACGTGGGTTTACTCAGGAACAAATTTCAAAACCAGCCCCAGCCAAGGCCCCAGCGCCAGCGGCATCTGACGACGAATTTTGATTAACCTTTGAGTAGGGGCCGCGGCTAATCCCCGCGGTCTTTTTTTCCCATGACGGAATTGGTACAACACATAGAACAAGTCGCCCAGTATTTTTGGGGCGAACCAAATACGAAGTTATCCAAACCTGGTAAAGAGATCCGGTTTGGAACCCATGGGTCCAAGTCAATCGATCTTGAAAAGGGAACCTGGTATGACCACGAACAAAACGAAGGCGGCGGCGTATCAGATCTCATCAAGAAAGAAACTGGGGGCGCGAAGATCGAAGCCTGGATGAGTGAAAACTTAGGCATCCATCTCACGCCCAGGGCAAGCAAGACAGAAGATCTTAGGCCCATCATCCCGCGTCGCATCAAAGAAGTCTATCCGTACGTCAATGCGTACGGCGAGATCGTTTACGAAGTCATTCGCTTTGAGCCAAAAGACTTCCGGCAAAGGCGCCTGGAGAATGGCAAACACGTATGGAACCTTCAAGGCGTTACGCCCTTACCTTACAACCTTCCAGCTATCCTGGAGCATCCGAGAAAGACTATCTTCCTGGTCGAAGGGGAGAAGGATGTCGAGGCCCTAAAGAAACTGGGATTGCTGGCATCTTGCAACTCAGGCGGTGCCAAGAAATGGACCCAGGATTTGAACCCGCATTTTGCCGGGCGCAAGATCATCGTATTGCCGGACAACGATGAGGCCGGCCGCAATCACGCTAAAGTCCTGGTCGAGCAATTGGCCAGCGTTGCCCAGGAAGTCCGCATCCTGGAACTGCCGAACCTGAAAGAGAAGGCCGATGTATTCGATTGGATACAGGACGGCGGATCGAAGGACCAGCTGGTACAACTGGCCAAGGTCGCGCCCCTGGCAAAAGATTGGCAAGCACCCGTTAGCCCGCCCAGGTTACGCATTCTCACGTTAAAAGAGATCGCGCAATTGCCGCCAGTCACCTGGCTAGTCAATGGATTGATCCCAAAACAATCCCTGGCCATGATCTACGGCGAACCTGGCGGCGGTAAAACTTTCACGGCGCTAGATATTGCGCTTACCGTTGCACACGGCGCGCAATGGCATGGCCATGAAGTTACCAGGGGGCAAGTATTCTACGTGGCCGGCGAAGGCGTTGGCGGATTTAGAAAGCGGATCGGAGCCTGGCATCTGCATCACGAACGCGAAGAGCAAGCGCCATTCTTTCTGATTCCTAAAGCCGTCAACCTACTGGATGACAACGAAATCTTGGACCTACTGCAAACGATCGAGACAACCAGGGACCCGGAACTCCCCGTCGCGATGGTGATATTCGATACGGTAGCTCGGTGCATGATCGGCGGCGATGAGAACTCCGCCCAGGACATGGGAAAAGCGGTTAAGAACATGGACCTGGTACGCGAGGCCCTGGGGTGCGCCGTACTGCCCATCCATCACTCCGGAAAAGATAGCAACAGAGGTGCCAGGGGATCTACTGCCCTCATAGGTGCCGTGGATGTCAGCATCAAAGTAGAGCGCGATAACGATCGCCTACTGCTCACCACCGAGAAACAGAAGGACGCCGAACCGTTACAACCGATGCAATTTAAGACGATCAGCGTTGAGCTGGCCACCGGTCCCTTGTCCCTGGAAGCGGAAACCAGCCTGGTATTGGAAGCCACCGACCAGCCAGCGGACATCGTGGCCAGGAAGAAGCTATCGGGCCAGCAAAGACTTATCCTGGACGCGTTGCACGATGCGCTATCGAACGCCGGGGAACAGAGATCGATCGGCAACTACATTCCGAAGGGTTACTACTCGGTGAGCGAATCATTGTGGCGCGACTTCTCGATGAGCAAACAGATCAGCGATGGATCGGAAGATAGCAAGAAGAAAGCATTTTTACGCGCCGCGAAAGCGCTCCAGGAACGCGGCATTGTTGGCAAGTGGGACGATTATTGTTGGATATGGAAGGACAGGCATGAACCTAAATTATGAGCTAAATGTAAGGGTTAACCCTATAAAAGACGGACAAAACGGACTTGTCCGGAGCCTGTGGATAACTTTGCTGGCGGACATTGACGGACAACACGGACAGACAAGGAGAACCAAATGAATACAAGGGTTGTAGGGCGACGGACAAAGACGGACAAGGGAGCGCCAAGCACGGACAGACATTTCTCCTCTCTAGGAGAATGTCCTGTCTTGTCCGGCGGACCAGTTGATGCGTTGGATCGTTGGAAAGATTTAAACCAGGTGAAGATTTATCGTGATGAGTTGAATCGATTTAATGAAACCTGGGGCTATACAAGATCTTTCACTTTGTGCGGCGATGAGTTGGCAAGCAAGCTCCGCAAACAAATGACGCTTATCCAGGAGACGGCCAGGGATGCTAAAGCGGGATATCTTGTCGAGCAGAGATGCGAGGCAATGATCCGGGGATTGCGCCTGGCAGATCAAAGGATCCGCGAAGCTGGACACCAACCCGTGGACCGGACCGAGTGGCAAGCGGAACATCCGGCCGGGTTAGTAGTGAAACTGGTACGAACACGGGCCGCGATACCCCAGGATTCAGATTACGCGTACTTCGCCCTGGAAGATGTGGTCAAGTGGATCCCCAAGGAAGTGATCGAGCTAACCAAGCAATTCCCTGGGTCGTCAACGGTCAAGGTAACAACGGCCTTCGAGCAGATCCGCAAATCAACCGAAGAACGCCTGGCACGTGAGGCCGCGACGCCGAAGGTCAAGACGGGCGACACAATAATGGACCTGGACGATGACATCCCATTCTGAGAAACCAAAGACACGCAAGTATTCGATACTCCCGGCGAGATCCGTCCAGGATGACAGTTTGCACCCAACGACCTTCCGGGTCCTGGCCGCAATCTGTTTGCATACGAACGGATACGGCATTTGCTTTCCATCCAGGGAGACACTAGGCAGACACGTCAGCAGATCGATTAAAACCGTCTCTACGCACGTCGGACGACTAATCAAGGCCGGGTATATCAGAAAGCTCCAACCAAAGGCCTATCCCTTTGCATTTCGCCGCAGATCAGCCTACTTCACGAATCGCTACCAGGTACTCTTCGATGGTCCTGGAACACCGATGCCGACCAGGGAGCAATTCCTAGCCGCAAGGCCTCTAATCGCAGAGGATGACGAATACCGGGAAGAGATGGACGACCTCAATAATAAGAAGGGGGGTATGGGGGGTGATAGCGAGCTAGTTCAGAGTATTGCTCAAGCATTCCGCCAGGGCGTCGAACGCGGGTCCGGCGTGGTCCGCGACGTGGCGGCAAGCCTGGAATGCGCCAGGCGACTGGCAGATAAGGGCGTGGATGCCGGCAAAGTGCTGGAGCTGGCAGTCCAGGCGACCATCGACAACCGGAAAAACCGCAAGGATCCACCGATGACGCTGGACCAAGTGGCAAAGTGGGGCGGATTAGAGTGAATTTACAAAAGCCAATCGAACGTTTGGCCTTTGAAAGTGGCCAGGGGGTGCGTTTTTGCGCAATGCAACAAAAACAGGGTTTTGGGGTCCCCCCCATTGACTTAACTGTACGGGGCTTTCCCTCTAGATTTTTCAACTTTTTTGGATATAAAAAATGAGTCCATGGTTAATCATCGTTACTGGTGCAATTTACGCATATATCGGGGTGGAACAGGGTGTAAAAGGCAACCTGGCAATGGCCATCGTGTATAGCGGCTACGCGTTTAGCAATATTGGCTTGTATTACCTGGCTTTAGCTAAACCATGAACACGTCTGCGTCGCAGTTTTGGAGTTTTCTTTTTATCCATAGTCTCTTGCCAATGCAAAATGCGGTGGCAATTAGAGCAAAGGGCAATACATTTGGTAATAATTTCGTGCATTGCCTTGGCATACGATCCATTTCTAACCAGGCCACTCACGGACTTTTTATCCGTACGAATGACGTGGTGAAAATCAAGGGCGGCCGGATGATCGAATCCGCAAAACATACATTCTTGCGTTTCTTTGAACTCGGCCCACAATTTGCGGTATGCAACCCTATTTTTTGCGGTGCCGGCCTGGTGCTTTGCTTTATTTTTTTGGTACCAACGCTTATTAGCCTCGGCGTTTTTGATGCCGCGAATTTTGGGATCTTTATACGGCATTTAGTTTTTAGATAGTATTTCTTAACATAACGATGGAAAATAACATGGAATCAGAAAATCAGTATTGGGAAAAGCGTTGCGAGTTTTGGTGTGCAAATTACCTGAAACTTGCCCAGGCAGTAGGAAAGCTGATTCCATACGCAGATCGCGTCGATGATTATGGTGAACTTAAATACGAAGTAGAACGAGTAAAAAAAATCTTAATAAAGGATGCGTATGGACCAAGCGAACAGTAATCAAGTAGGCGGCACCCACTACACCAGCAAGTCGATTCAACCCTGGGACTATATCGTGGCTAATGAACTTGGCTACCTGGAAGGCAACGTAGTCAAATACGTGTCGCGCTGGAAGGATAAGGGCGGAATCGAGGATCTTAGAAAGGCTCGCCATTACCTGGACAAGCTTATTGAGGTTAATTTAAGATGATTTGCCAATTTTGCGTAGATGATAGTGGCTCTAATTTTTCGAAAACAGAAGTCCTGGAGACGAGAATGTATTGGGATCCTAATGATGAAATCTATTACAACGAACGCCGTCGCCAATGCCTGGCTTGCGAGACGCGTTTTGCGACAGTAGAGAGGATGGTAGAGGATGACTAAGCTAACCGTGCGCCAGGCACGTGCTTTATTAACGTCCCCGGAGAACCAGGAAAAGGTATCGGCCGAATTGGGCCACATTGCCCAAGCGGATATAACGGACGTCATCAGCTGGACCGGTGACGTGGCCGTACTCAACGCCAGCGAAACCCTGGCCCCTCACGTACGTAAAGCAATTAAGAAAGTTCGGATCACTCCTGGCAAATATGGCAACTCTATCGAGGTAGAGATGCACGATAAACTGGGCGCCTTGCGTATGCTGGCCCGCGCGACAGGCATGATGGACCAAACCCCGGAAGAAAGTAATCGCCCGACGATGATCGGAATCAAATTGAATTTATCAAAAGTGGAAGAGGTAATCTATGCCAAGGAAAATGGGCGCGACGGGTCGGAACCGACAGACAGGGAATGAGTTAGATGCGCTGGGGGATCTTAGCCTGGACTTCTCGACAAGTCCAACGACTTCGCGATTTCTATCTGACGATTCTTTTTTTCGCGGTCTTATGGGACCGGTCGGCTCCGGGAAGTCGTATGGATGCGCGTCGGAAATACTCTTGCGCGCGGTGCGGCAAGCGCCTTCCCCGGTGGATAATGTTCGTTACACACGATTTGTGGTCATTCGAAATACCTACGGGGAACTTCGGACCACAACGATTCGAACCTGGCTTGAAATATTCCCGGAGCATATTTGGGGTCCGATTCGCTGGTCCCCGCCGATTACTCACCATCTGCAATTGCCCACTAGAGATGGGGTGCCGGGATTAGATTGTGAAGTAATCTTCCTGGCCCTGGACGATACCAAGTCGGTACGTAAACTCTTGTCCCTGGAAGTGACTGGCGGCTGGTGTAACGAGGCGCGCGAGTTGCCGCTTGCCGTGATCCAAGGACTGACGGCCCGTGTAGGGAGATACCCTAGCAAAACTCACGGCGGTTGCACTTGGCGCGGGATATGGGCCGACACGAACCCGCCCGATGATGACGGCTGGTGGTATCGCTTGGCCGAGAAAGAACCGGTCAAAGGTAAATACAAGTGGAATTTTTATACGCAACCAGGCGGCATGATCGAGGTCCCGGCCGATACTTCGGGCGCGATCTACGCGGCCGGCAAGCATTGGCTTGATAACCCGAACGCCGAGAACGTACGCAATTTGCCAATTGGATACTATGAGCAACAGTTAGGCGGCAAGAACCTGGACTGGATTCGTTGCTACGTGGGCGCGCAATACGTGTACGTCCAGGAAGGTAAAGCCGTATGGGCAGAGTACGACGATTCCACGATGACGGACGATACCCTGGTCTATACCCCGGAGTTACCGTTACTAATTGGATGCGATTTTGGTTTAACTCCCGCGGCGGTAATCGGACAACGTTTGCCGTCCGGCGCCTGGCACATCCTGGAAGAGATTGTCACCGAAGATATGGGCCTTCAAAGGTTTGGACAGATGCTCTTGCAACAACTCAACATGAAGTACCCGAAGGCCGAGGTAATCTTGACGGGCGATCCGGCCGGCCAGGCTCGCGATCCGATCTTCGAGACAACGGCATTCGATCACTTGCGGACCCTGGGCTTTAGCAAGGTCCAACCCGCGCCAACCAATGACTTTGGAGTACGTCGTGAAGCTGGCGCCGCGCCCATGATACGGCTGATCGATCGAAAACCGGGTTTGAGAGTGGCGCGCACGTGTCCAAAATTACGGAAGGCGCTTGCTGGTGGTTACCATTTTAAACGAGTAGGCATACCAGGTGAGGAAAGATTTAGGGATGCGCCGAATAAAAACCAGCATTCGCACGTCGGGGACGCGTTTTCGTACTTGATGCTAGGGGGCGGGGAATATAAGCGCCTGACCAGGAGTGGATCGTCATCTAGTTATGGCCAACAATATACGGCCGAGTTTGATTTTGATATTCTCTAAACGTTATGAATTTAACCCCGGCCATTCTTCGCAACCTATACGCGACAATCTATTGTTGCGAACCGTTTGCGCGTTGGAATATGCCCTTGCCTGAAGCTATTAAATTTGAGGTGATTAACGATCCTAATGCGTATGGGTATTACCTATATGACGAGGGCGAGGATTATGAACATACGATCCAAATATCGCGAATGCTTTGCGGCCATTTCATGACCGTGTTCAGGGCGCTTTGCCATGAGGCGGTCCACATGAGTAGATGGGCGCATTCCAGGGAACGCTGGTCCCATCACGACAAAGTGTTCAAACAACGGTGTAAGGCCGTGGCGGATGAGTTTGGACTAGATCCACTAGAGCTTTAGGGAATGATATGATCGATACAAGTGGCTTTACATCTAAAGTTCGGATGCCGGAAGGGGGAAAACTTGTCCCTTTTTTCTACGGACACATCGCTTTAATGAATCTTAACGAGCATGATCTCGATGCCAGGGCGCATATTCCTGATTGGCTGGACCGATTAAAGCACCAAACCAGCATGGGACCAGCATTTACTGGACTGTATTACGGCAAACCGATGCTTTCTTTTGGGATTATTCCTATTTGGCCAGGGTTAGCAGAGGCCTGGATGGTCCCCGATAAGGATATTGATACCGTGACGATACCGTTATGCCGTTGTGCCAGGCAATTTTTTGATTGGGCTGAAACCACTATGCAACTACGGCGCATTCAAATCATCGTGCGTTCGTCAAATGTACGCGCGACAAAATGGGCAGAGTTCTTATACTTCGAAAAGGAATCCGAGATGAGAGGCTTTGGCCCTACCGGTGAATCGCATTTTATGTATAGGAGATTAAATCATGGGCGGAGTATTTAGCGGTGGTGGGGGTAGCGCACCAGTAGCAAGAGCGGTTGAAGCGGTAGCGGCACCAGCTCCGGTGGCAGAACCAGTTAAGGCGACACCAGCAGAAACACAAGTAGCGGCCAATACTCGCGCACGTCGCCGTATGGGTACCAGGCTTTTGTTTAACCAGGATCGTTCAGCTGGCCTGGGTCAAGATCAAACGACATTGGGCGGCGGTGCTGGCCCAGGTCAAAATACTTTAGCGTAAGGAGTAAATCATGGGTGGATTATTTGGCGGACCATCAATCCCGGCTCCGGCACCAGCTCCGGAACCGGATCCAGCAATTGCGGCAAATCAGAAAAAGCAAGAAGAGCGTCTAGCCGCCCAGGAGAAAGCGCAACAAGATCGTCTCCAAGCTACTAAACGCGCCCGTCAAACTGGCGGTATGCGTTTATTGTTTAGCCAGCAACGCGAAAATCCAGCTCTTGGCATTGTGCCGGAGACACTTGGATCGGGCGGCACCAACACAACTGGCGGAATGTAATCATGCCCGAAGTCTATGACAAAAAGGGTAACGTCCTAAAGAAATTTGCGTACACAAAGGCCGGTATGGTCGCGGCACGTAACTACGCCAAAGAAGTTAAGGGCCGTGTCGATATGGAGCATAAGAGCGAGATGGCCAACAAGATGAAACGTAAAAAAGAGTATATGTAATGAAGAAAATGCCAGTAGCCCACGTACTAAAGCGCGCCGAATTAGCGGATTCGCGCAAAGACTTATGGCGCTCGATCTACGAAGAGTGCTATGAGTTTGCTCTTCCCCAGCGAAACCTCTACTCCGGGCAGTATGAAGGCAAAACTCCTGGTCAACATAAGCGCGCCCGCGTGTTTGATTCAACTGCAATCAATTCGACCCAGCGTTTTGCTAACCGTATTCAGTCGGGCCTCTTCCCGCCGTACCGTAAATGGATGCAACTGACCCCAGGATCCAGCATTCCGAAGGACAAGCGCAAAGATATTGCTGATGCCCTGGATATTTACTCTGATAAATTCTTTGAAGTCTTGCGGCAAACTAACTTTGACCTGGCAATCTCGGAAATGCTCCTGGATATGGCCGTTGGTACAGGAGTTTTGCTTATCATGCCAGGCGATAAAGATACACCTATTCGTTTTACTGCGGTGCCGCAATACCTAGTCTCATTTGAAGAGGGCCAGCACGGCACGGTTGACAACGTTTATCGTAAGTTACGCGTTAAGGGTGAGGCAATCACCACACAATGGAAAGATGCCAAGATCCCGCCGGACCTACAAATCAAGATTGACCGTAAACCGGAAGAGGAAATTGATCTCCTGGAAGCCACGATCTACAACTATCAAACTGGAGCAGTTTGTTATTACGTTGTTGAACCTAAAGGCAAGAACGAGATCGTTTATCGCGAGCTAAAGAAGAGTTCTCCCTGGGTGGTAGGGCGTTACATGAAGGTGGCCGGTGAGGTTTATGGCCGCGGACCCCTGGTTAACGCATTGCCTGACATTAAAACACTCAACAAGGTTAAAGAATTACTTTTGAAAAACGCGTCAATCTCCGTTGCCGGTGTATATACGGCCGCAGATGATGGCGTCTTGAACCCAGCGACAGTTAGGATCGCTCCTGGCGCGATCATTCCGGTGGCCCGCAACGGTGGCCCCCAGGGAGAGAGTTTGCGCCCATTGAGATCCGGTGGTGACTTTAACGTGTCCCAGCTTGTTATCAACGATCTGAGTAACGCCATTAAAAAAATGTTGTTAGATGACACTTTGCCGCCGGATACCATGAGCGCACGGTCCGCAACTGAAGTCGCGGAGCGCATGAAAGAGTTATCTCAGAATATCGGCCCAGCTTATGGTCGTCTCATTACCGAAGTCATGCAACCTATTGTGCGTCGCACCATGGAAGTCATGGACGAAATGGGTTTAATTGATTTCCCATTGCGGGTAGATGGCGCAGAAGTTAAGGTAGTGCCTACTGGATCATTAGCCCAGGCTCAGAATATGCAAGAAGTAAATGACGTATTGCAATTCGTCCAGGTCGCTGGCCAAGTAGGTCTTGGCGCCCAGCTGGCAATCAACCAGGAAGAGCTGGCCGATTACCTGGCAGATCGCCTGGGAGTGCCAAGCTATTTGATTAACTCTAAAGAGCAACGCCAGGCAATTATGGCGCAAATGGCCCAGGCCGCACAGATGGCCCAGGCCGCCCAGGCACCAGCTGGCACCGAACAACCACAAGCACAACAGGTTTAAAACATGATGATGGAAGAAGGATGGGAAGGACTCCGCCCAGCGGAGATCAAGCAAAAAGGCCCTGGTGATAATGAGATTGATCTCCTTGTAACCCGTGTCTTTTCTACCGATGATGGCGTAAAGCTCTTGGAATGGCTAAGAGCTACAACCATCGAACAGCCGACCTGGTATCCGGGCGAGGACCCTTCCCATGGGTTTGCCCGCGAGGGTCAAAACTCCCTGGTCCGGGAATTAGAGCGGCGAATTAAACGAGCGAGGTCTTAAACATGAGCGATACCGATAACTTGACCGCTGAAACTAGCGATAACCAAGCCGGAAACAACGCAACAAGCAACACTAAGGACGATTCAGGTAGCTTACTGAACGTTAAACCAGCTGAAAAATCAACCGCCAAAATGGATGATCTATCTGCGCCGCACCTTGAAGTAGATCCAAACGACAAAGCCCAGGAAGTAGATAGTTCTGAAGAGCTAGATTTTGTTCGCCCGGAATTTTTCCCTGAAAATTTTTGGGATGAAGAATCCGGCCCGGACGTTGAGGGTCTAGCTAAGGCGTACTCTGAATTACGCGCCAAAATGTCAGCTGGTAAACACAAGGCCCCAAAAGATGGTAAGTATGAGATTACCAGCTTGAAGGATCGTGGCGTTGCAGATGACGATCCTATGCTCAAAGACTTTGTAGGCCTGGCAAAAGAGCAAGGGTTAAGCCAGGAGCAGTTTGACCAAATGATTGATCTCTATACCGGCCACATGGGCGCGATGGAAGATCAAGTCAAAACCAGTCGAGATGCAGAAATGAAAAAACTTGGCCGCAATGCGGACAAGATTGTTCAATCGACCGAGCAATGGTTAACCAAAATGCAAACTTCCGGCACTTTAAACCAGGATGAAATCGAAGCTATTGGGCGCGCCAGCAACAATGCGTCTTTTATCTCCGCATTGCATAAGATCCGTGGCTCCTATATGGAAACGGACATCCCTGGACTTGAAATGCAAGAGAATCAAAAGGTAAGCTTGAATGATGTTCAGTCAATGATGGCCGATCCGAAGTATGGAAAAGATCCGTCCTACACCAAAAAAGTGGAAGATATGGTCTATTCTATGTATGGAGAGGGAAGCCGTTAGACTTCCCAGTCATGGTAAAAAAGAGCGCGAAGCTTGTTGCAACGCGCTCTTTTTTTATTTATAGTGTTACGTAATGGATAACCGCAAGGCCCGTTGATCTACGCGTAGCGACCCGCATCGGATAATCGCAAAGCTAAAAAATGATTTTTAACTTTTTAAACTTTGATATGAAAGGAAGTCGAGATGAGTATCCAAATCTCTAACGCTTTCGTCACGTTATTCGATAGCGAAGTAAAACAGGCTTATCAAGCGCAACGCGCTTTAGCTGGTTTAGCTCGCGAGCGTACCAACGTTGAAGGCTCAACTGTAAAATTCCCAAAAATTGGTAAGGGAACTGCATCTGTTCGTGTACCACAAACTGACGTAGTACCTTTAAACGTTACTTATGCACAAGTAACTGCCACTATGACAGACTATATCGCCGCAGAATATAGTGATATTTTCAATCAGCAACGTGTTAACTTTAATGAGCGTCAAGAACTCGTTCAGGTTGTATCCGGTGCGATTGGCCGTCGTATGGACCAAGTAATCATTGACGCTTTAACTGCCGCATCCAGCACCGGTACAGTCGCTAAGACTATCGCCGATGACGGTTCGACTGGTTCAGCATCAAACTTAAACGTTGGTAAACTCCGCGCCGCCAAGAAGATTTTGGACGCAAAGAACGTACCAATGGAAGGTCGTACGATTGTTCTCCATGCGAACAACTTGTCCGCTCTGTTAGGTCTAACATCCGTGACCAGCTCTGACTACAACACAGTTAAAGCTTTGGTAACTGGTGAATTGGACACATACTTGGGCTTCAAGTTTGTAACCCTGGGTGATCGCGATGAAGGTGGCTTGCCACTCTCCAGCTCTGATCGTACTGTTTATGCTTTCCATCGCGATTCCGTAGGCATGGCGATTGGCTTGAATCAAACTAGCCGTGTTGACTATATCCCTGAGAAAACTTCTTTCTTAGTGGCATCTATGTTCAGCGCCGGTTCAGTAGCAATTGATTCTGAAGGCATTGTTAAAATTACTTGCGCTGAATAAGGAGATTAGATCATGGCATTTACTCGCGACAATTTTGGCCCAGTAGGTAACGTATCAAAAAGAGGTAACTCTCCAATTATGTGGGGTTACAAAACTACCGATACAATCGCTGACGTAAACACAGAAGGTTACTTTAATGCAGTAACCGACTTGGTTAGCGTAGGTGATTTAATTTATTGCGTTACATCAACTGGTAGCACCGCAGTAGGCACTTTAGTTTATGTATTGACTAATACTACCGCTGGTGTGGTTGACGTAAATGATGGTACAACACTATCAAATACTGATACTGACTAAGTAGTAGGAATAAATCCAGGCGAGTTTTCTCGCCTGGATTTTCATCATTAAAGGATTACTATGGCGTCGGGTGATACAAAACTATCAATATGTTCTGATGCTCTAATTTATCTAGGGCAAAAACCACTAACGTCATTTTCTGAAGTATCTGATTCATCGCAGATCTGCGACCGTCTATATGACGACATCCGGGATATGGTCATTTGTATGTACCCCTGGAGCTTTTCATTTAAGAAAACCCAATTAGCTCGCCTGGTAGATACCCCAGCATTTGGCTGGAAATACTTGTATCAGTTACCAGGTGATCGTCTTGCTGGAGTACGTGCCGTATATGCGGACGACACAGTAAATTATCCATCTACCGTAGAGTTTGACGTTCAGCAAGATAAGTTAATGACTAACATTGAAGAGGCCTGGGTCGATTACCAATACCGTACGCCTGAAAGCGAAATGCCTTCATATTTTGTCAATTTCTTAAAGTACGTCCTGGCGGCCAATTTTGCACAAATGGTAACTGACCAGCTTACAAAAGCCGAATACTATCAGCGCCTTGCTTTCGGACTACCGGAAGAGAATATGCGCGGCGGGTACTTCCGCCAGGTAATGTCAATTGACGCACAAAGCCGTCCGTCCGTGACCTTAGATCACCAGGACGCATTCCCACTTATCAATGTACGGTTTGGATAATGCCACGTTCAGTTTTAATTCAAACCAATTTTGTAGTGGGAGAATTGGACCCGCTACTGCGCGGCCGCATTGACTTAAACCAGTATTACAACGCATTACAAAAAGCAACTAACGTAGTTATTCAACCCCAGGGCGGCGCACGTCGTCGTGAAGGATTGCAATACATTGACACTTTGCCGGCCAACCTGGCAAGCCAGGCCGTTCGTTTAGTGCCATTTCAGTTTAGCGTCAATGATTCATATATGTTTGCGATCGTGCCTGGGCGCGTTTATATCTATAAGAATAAAACCCTGATTACTAATATCAATGGATCAGGTAATAGTTACCTGGCCGTTGCCGCGTTTACTGCCGCAATCATTCCAGGACTAAAGGTTACACAATCAGCTGATACGATTATTTTCGTTCAGGAAGATCTTGCTCCAACTAAGTTTGTTCGCGGCGGAACCGATGCCAGCTGGACCGTCTCAACAATTACTTTTGATGAGATTCCTTCATACGCCTATACGCTGACAGTATCAACTCCAACTTCCGGTCATCTAACACCATCGGCGACAAGTGGCAATGTAACCCTTACATCGCAACATTCTGCATTTGCATCTACTGACGTTGGTCAATATATCAATGCCGAACCCCAAGGCCGGGCCAAGATTGTTGAATACAAAACAAATTCAAGCGTCAAAGCTATTGTCGAGATTCCATTTTTTGATACTAGCAACATTGCCCAGGGCAGTTGGGAAATTGAGCGTGGATACGAACCTTCCTGGAGCGCTGGCCGTGGATGGCCCAGGGCAGTAACTTTCCATGAAGGACGTTTATTCTTTGCTGGTGCAAAGTCCAGGCCGACTACGGTTTGGGGATCGCGCGTCTCTGATTTCTTTAACTTCCAATATGGCGAAGGATTGGATGATGAGGCCGTAGAGGCGACAATTGATACGTCACAACTGAACACTATTACCGATATTTATTCAGGCCGTGACTTGCAGATCTTTAGTATTGGCGGCGAGTTTTATGTCCCCCAGGCAACCTTAGAACCAATTACACCGACTAACTTTATTATTCGTACATCAACCAAGATTGGCTCAAAGAATAATTTTCCGGTTATTGGCCTGGATTCAGGAACGCTATTTTTACAACGCCAGGGCAAATCAGTTAATGAGCTATTGTTTACTGATACCGAGGCGACCTATATTGCCAACAATGTGACATTGTTATCGGGACACCTGGTCAAAAACCCGGTGGACATGGCACTTAATCGCGCAACATCAACCGATGATACTGATCGGCTATACGTAGTAAACGGTGATGATGGCACAATTATGAATATCTCATTGCTTAGATCACAGAGCGTTATTGCTCCATCTGAGCTAATAACAGACGGGTTATTTAAAGCCGTATCCGTTGACGTGAATACGGTTTACGTTATTGTGGCCAGGACAGTTAACGGCGCAACCGCATATTACGTTGAAGTGTTTAATCGCGATCTAACTACTGATTGCGCTAAGTACGCCAGCTCCGGGGCCGCATCAGCATCAATGGCGCACCTGGTAGGCAAGACAGTCAAAACAATTCGCGACGGCATCCTGGAAGCTGATAAGACAGTACCAGGCGGCGGAACAGTAACCTTCTCAACCGCGGCGTCATCTTCCTGGCAAGTGGGTTTGAATTACAACATTAACCTAAAGACAATGCCAGTCGAAGCAAAGATGGCATCCGGTAATATTCGTGGGTTTAAAAAACGCATGATGGAGATCAATGCCGACGTTTATAAAACGCAGTCAATGACTATTAACGACAATCCAATTCAGTTTAGACAATTTGGTGCAAGCGTCCTGGATACTGCAATTCAAGAATATACCGGCGTTAAGAAAGCTGGACCATTGCTAGGCTTTGATAAAGAGGGAACAATAACGGTAACGCAAGGCGAACCGTTAAAGTTTAATTTGCTCAACATGGAATTTAAAGTTTCGATAGGACAATAATATGGAACTCGCAATTGCCGCAATGGTCGTAGGCGCTTATGGCCAATATGAACAGGGCCAAACGCAACAAAAGATTTATAACGCCCAGGCTGAACAAGCTAAGATACAGTCAAATTTTCAAGCTCAACAAGCTGAAATGCAAGGACGTACCGAAGCAATTCGCGCCCGCCAGGAAGGCGTTAAAACATTAACTAACATCAATCGCACTATCTCAACTGTAAGAGCTAGAGCTGGTGCCGGTGCAATTGATCCATTTGGCGGATCAGCTGGATCATTACAGACTTACGCATTACGCGAAGGCTATACCGAGTTTGATATATCGCAAGAAAATGCAAAGTTAGCATCTTCATCCGCTGGATTCCAGGCAAACGTTTATAGATATTCCGGACAGGCCAATGCAAATATCTTACGTGCATCAGGTGATGCGGCCGCACAAGCTGGTATGTACCAGGCAATTGGAACACTTGGCCAAGCTGGTGCGATGTATGGACAAAGCGGCGGTCCAAATGGCAAATATTCATTACTGAAGAGTGGTTAATCATGGCAGATAGACTTCCACGTTACCAACAAACAGGCGTCGCAATTGACCCATTTCGCCCAGCTGGAATGCCGAGCGTTGATTATGGTCCAATCATGCGCGAAAGCCGTAACCTGGCTGAATCACAACAACGCTCGCTTGACGTAGTAATTAAATATGCCAGCAAAATTGGCATGGAGCAAGCCGAAGAACAAGGTCGCGCCGCAGTAAATACACCTGAAAAAGCGCAACAAGTATTACAGATTACAAAAGAAACTGGAATGCCGCGTACTGCATTCGATAAAGCCGCATACGAACAGGCCAATGAATTAGTAGCCTTGCAGTTACAGAATGATGGCCGTCGTCTTTTAAGCGAAAAACTTAATGCTTTTAAGAATGATCCTAATGCTGATCCAATTCAATTCTTATCAGAGGCATCTGATGTACGTGATGGCCTGGAATCATTAACAGGATTATTGGACCCTAGATTACGTGGCCGTGTTGGTAACGATTTAGATCGCATGAAAAACGTTGCATTCCTGGAAATTTCAGAAAAGCATAACGATCGCGTAGGACAACAACTTAAAGCAACAACCCTGGCCGGGCTAGAGCAACGTGGCCAGGACGCAATTCGCATTATGAGTAGCGGCATATCCAATGCTGAAAATATGCTATTCCAAGAATTACAAACTTTGAGACAAGTAGCTATTGCTGGAAACTTTTCTCCAGTAGAAGTAGAGCGTCAAATGCAAAGTATTGCAGAGCAAGCTCACATGGCGCGTTTTAGAAAAGAATACGAGAAGGCCCCTAATAAAGCCGCATTCCTAAAAGAAGTCCAGGCCGATCTAGGCCGTGGTCCTATTGGTGAACTATATGACAAAGAGGGTAATCCTCTAAAACAAAATCGTGTTACCCGCGGCATCGATGTCAATAGAATGGGCGCCCTGGTTAATGAAATTGAAGCGGACCTACGCGCCAAGGACGCACAGTTTAGAGCATTGCGTACAGAGTTAAAGACAGACGTAAGCGAATCATTACGCATTATTACTCTTGGCCAGGTGCCAAGTGAGGGCGTAGTCAATGAAATAGTAGGACGCGCCCGCAACCTGGGATTGCCGGCAAATGATCCAACAATGCGCCAGGTTAATTATTTAAGTGTATTGCGTCAAAACTCTATTGCATTTAATAAAATGTCACCTATGCAATTGGGAGACTGGGTTCGCGATGCACAATCAAAAACAACTGGCGGCGCATCTCTTGAACAAGCAATGCTGATTGATGTAGCGCAAAAATCATTAAGCAACAAAACTGCAATGCTGGAAAAAGATCCAGTCAGCTACATGAATCAAACTGGATTTACCGAAGTTAAAACACTTAATTTTGCGGCGGCTCCAATAGATTTGACCAAGCAAATTAGTGAGCGCATTACGCAATCTAAAACTTTTGCGGCCAATATGAGCATAGCGCCAAAGTATTTCTCCCAGGACGAAGCTGGCGCGTTAACTACGTTTTTGCAAAGCGCTAGTCCTGACCAGCAAATTGCATTGCTTGGTGTAATGAATCAAGGATTTGGAAAAGAATCAAGAAATGCCATGGGCGAAATCTCAAAGTTTGCACCGGAGTTTGCTCATGCTGGTGGATTAGTGATTGCTGGTGCCAACAAGCAAACTGTATATGACGCATTAAATGGCATGAAGCAACTTCAGGCTGGCAATAAACCATTCGAAGGTTCAGGCGATGCCGCCGCCAAGAAAAGTGTTATTGCGGATCAGCTGGGTAGCGCTTACTCTTTTGCACCTAAGACACGTGCCGCAATAATTTCAACGGCTGACAATATCTATGCTCAACGAGCTATTGTTGCTGGCAAAACTGTCTTTGATGATGATATGTATAAGCAAGCATTCCAAGAAGCATCCGGAATGACAGTCGCTAAAAATGGAAAAACCTACGGCGGCATTATTGAATATCAAGGTACACGCATTCCAATTCCAGGCAACGTCGCCCAGGATAGTTTTAAAGACATCATTAAGCGCGCAACGTATGATGATTTTGCCGCAGTCTCTAATGGTTTACCCGAAGATGACCAGGGCAGAAAGTTTACTATTGAACGTTTACGTAAGGGTTATCCCGCATTTATTGATGCAGATCGCGCCGTATGGTATTACGAGGATTATCGCGGTAAGACAAGTCCACTAGCATTTACGATCAAAGATAGATCCGCTCTGACAGTTAACTTTAGGGATCTTGCTGAACGCGTTAAACAAAGAGAAGGTATCAAATGAGTTTCGTTTTTGACGAAATAAATCCAACGGCAACTCCATTCAAGCCTCTTGGCGGTGGAGAAGATACTGGCTTTTCTGAAAACTATGATGCGGCATACCAGGCAACTTTAAAGCTTAATCGTAGTGATTCACGCCCCGTAAATTTACGTGAGCAATGGGATCCAATTGTCAAAGAGATACAACAAAAAACCGGTAAAAAATTTATTAACCCAGGGAACTATCTTGGTGGTTATGCCGCATCTCCTGAGACGCCAATTAGAGGTTATAACTATTCATCAAAGCAAATCTTAGATTTTGTAAAAGAACAACCCGATGTATTTCCTGATCTCATTAACCTTGACAATGACGCAATATTTGAAAGAGCAAAAAAGAGCGCAATCAAATCCGGAGACGTTAACGTTGATGTAGCATCTCGCCAAACCTTTACTGGATTTTTAGGTGAAATGGCTGGCGGCATAGTCTCATCAATAACTGATCCGCCAAACCTTGCGGCCATGGTAGTTAGTGGTGGATCAAGCAACATAGCAAAAGAAATATTACGCCAGGCAGTCATTGGAGCTGGATCAGAAGCGGTCATTCAAACAGAAGTCGCAGACTGGTATAAGCAACTCGATCTTCCGTATGATTACAAAACATTTTTTACTAACGTGGGAATGGCCGCCGCTGGAGCTGGTGCAGTCACCGGCGTTTTAATGGGTGCAAAACCCGCATTCCAATTTACTAAAAATCAACTTATCAATGGCATTGAAGCGCTAGGCAAAGCCAAGGCCGCTAAAGAGGGTCGTCCGTATGAGATGGATCCTGATGTAAAGCTGATGAAAGAAATGGATGGTATTTATGACACTACAAATCAAGGCAACGTTTTAAAGGATGACACCGGCAACTTAGAACATAATGCCCGCATCGATCAATCCTACAACGCCGTAAATAATGGTGATTCAACTAAGATCACAACTGCGCCGCCTGAAAGCGCAATCGTTCGCTCTACTGATATTTATTTTCATGACAATTTAAACAATGAGATTTTTGCGTATAAGCCAAAAGATCTTCTAGTCAATGCAGAGCTATTTCAATTTAAAGCTGGTGGCGATGTCCTGGGCGTTACAGAAAGATTAAAAGACATCAGCAAGTGGGATCCGGTCAAGGCTAATACGGCAATCGTTTATGAATTTGCAGATGGCCGGACATTTATTGCTGATGGACATCAACGCCTGGCATTGGCAAAACGCTTGCAAGAATCTGATCCGACGCAAGATATTCAGATTTATGCTTTTAAAATTCGCGAGAAAGATGGATTTGATCCTGGTTATGCCAGGGCAACGGCCGCTGGCAAGAACTTAGCAGAAGGTACCGGCACCCTGGTCGATGCGGCCAAGATATTAAGAGACGCGCCTGAACTAATTAAGTCATTGCCGCCACGTTCGCAGTTTGTAAAACAAGCAAATGAACTTGCGTCGCTTGGCCCTAAAGCATTTAACGCAGTCGTTAATGATGTAGTGCCGCCACACTATGGCGCAATTGTTGGTCGGTACATTACAGAAGAAACTCAGCAACTTGCAATCCTTCAATTACTTAAACGCCTGGAACCAGCGAATGCGATCCAGGCAGAGCAAATCGTACGCCAGGCAAGAGAGGCCGGTTTTATAAAAACCGAACAAGGCGGATTATTTGGCGACGAAGATATTGCAGAAAGCTTATTCCTGGAGCGGGCCAAGATCCTTGATCGCGCCATGAAAGATATGCGTAAGGATCGCGAACTGTTTGCGACCCTGGTAAAAAATGCAACTGATATTGAGAAGGCCGGCAACACTTTGGCCAAAATGACCAACGAAGAAAAAGAGGCTATTTATGGCAAAGCAATCGCTATCATTGAAAATAACGCAAACGTCCGGGGACCCATCTCAGACAATCTCACCCGAATCGCCAAGGCGTGGAAAGACGGGGGCGGAACCAAAACTGAAGCTTACGTCCGCGAGTTTACCGAAAGTGTCCGGAGAGCAATTGAGGACGGGAGTTATGAAAGGGTACCAAATGGCGGAGATCGCGGCGATTTCACAACTCCGGCGCAAAACAATCGAATCGCAGAACCAGGTGCAGAAGAGCTAAAAACTTTTGATGAAGGCCCTGGATCAGCTGGTGCAAAAGCCCAGGGCGATCTTATGCAAAACTCATTGCTAGATGAGATCCCCGGCGGCGGCAAACCGATTACCGTTGATGAGTATGTTGCTAAGTCATTAAATGAAGATGACATCATTAAGCTTGCGCCACAAGATCAGGAAGTATTGCGAAACTTGTACCAGGACGCGGCAATCAGAAAAGAAAATTTTGATAGAGTAAACCGTGAACTTGCTAACCTGGTCAATGCAGAATACAAAGGTGCAGATCTAAAAGGATCAAGCCGTGCAGTAGAAAAAATTCTATTTGATTACGCTGGTGATGCAAGTCAAATCAAAGACATACTAAGAGCAACATTAGTCGTTGATACATTTCAACAAGCTGGCGTCGCGCTAAAGGAAATACGCAACGTACACAATGTTTTAGATAGTGGATTCAGAAATCTATTAGATCCACAAATGAGATCAATGGATGGCGGTTATCGCGACATTAAAATGAATGTTGAGATTGAAGGGCATATTGCTGAGATACAAATTAGCGTCCCGGAATTTATGGCCGTCAAAGATAAGTATCACGATCTATATGCTGAACGCGACAAAATGTTACGTATGATCTCTAGCGAGAATCGTCAACCTACTAAAGCGGAACAAGCAAGAATTGATTCAATGAATGCTGAAATGAAGCCGGCTTACGATGAAGCGTTAGCGGCCGTTCTCAATCGCTCGAACTCGGCCTTATCAATCGGCGCACCGTTACGTAACGCTGAATCAGCTGGGAAGGCTCTTGGGGAAGATTTATCCCAGGCGGCGCAAAGGCCAGCAAAACCGGGAACCGAACCTAAAGTCACCGGGATACCTTCAACATCGAGAAATTCTACTTTTTTAGATGATTTCATAAAGGACACTCCTGACTTAACATTAGCACAGATCGGCACGAACGGCAAGCGCAATCAGGATCTAATGGATTTAGAGATACCGGTAGCGGAAAGAATTGATCCACAAACTGGTGAAAGAGTATCGGAAGTGACAACTGTAAGAGAAATTTTGGCAGACTTTGAACAAGACAAGTCTATGTTAGAGCGCTTGATAGGGTGCGTAAAATGAGCTTTAGAGAATGTATTGATAACGGCGAGAACGAAGGCAAGATCTCAGCTAACCAGGCGGCAAAAGCCCGTGGCCTATTCGATGAGCTAGAGGCAGAGTACGCAACGAAAATGGGTCCTGAACAGGCCAGCAATCAAGCCGCCAAGGATACGTTTGACGCATTGCAAAAAGAAGCCATTGAAAGTAAGCGCGTAAAAATGTTGCAAATCCGCAACTGGCAGAAGATTAGTTTTGATTTAAACCAGTACGCCAATGGTGAAAGCCTGGGTAAAGCGGCCCAGGCACTACTAGATCGAGATGAGTTTGCCAAGTATTCCAACGTGGAAGCCAGGCGCAAAGCCGTACTCGGTCAAATCTATTCCAAGATGGATGACGTCCTGGCAACCTTTAGACGTCGCGGCGCAACTGGTAGCCTGGGTAATAAAGCCATGGCCAAGGACCTGGTGCGTGAAGTATTCGGAGAGGATACCGGATCGGCCGCCGCAAAAGAATTAGCACAATCCTGGTCAACTGCGGCCGATTATGCCCGCCAGCGCTTTAATGCGGCCGGTGGTGCCATTCCAAATCGTAAGGATTGGGGTATGCCTCAGATCCATGATTCGATGCTTGTACGCAAGGCTGGGCGCGAAGAGTGGACAAACTTTATTCGCGAGCGTTTAGATCCTGAAAAGATGATCGATGAGCGTAGCGGCCTAAAGTTTACGCCCGAAAGATTAGAGCTGGCCCTGGCACAAGTCTTTGATTCTATTGCGACGGAAGGATGGAACAAGGTTAAACCGTCCGGAGCTGGTGGTGGCCGGTCCCTGGCTGGCCGTAACCAGGATCATCGATTCTTGTCATTTAAGAATGCAGATTCCTGGATGGAATACCAGGAGAAATTTGGCAACCCTGAACCGTTCGTCACTATGGTTAATCACCTGGAAGGAATGTCACGGGATATATCCATGATGGAGATACTAGGGCCTAACCCTAATGCGACTATTCGCTATATCCATCAAACCGTCATGCAAGACGCCAAGATTAAAGAAGCCAACAATCCGGATAGCAAGATGGTCGATAAGGCCAATTCTCAAATGGGAATGTTTGATTCGATGTACGCGATCCTAAATGGATCAACTGCATCGCCAGTCGATGGCACGGTAGCCAGGGGCTTTGCCGGCTTGCGTCAAATACTACAATCGGCGCAACTTGGCGCGGCCGCGGTATCTGCATTAACTGACTTAAACTTCCAGCGCATTGCCGCTAAAGCATCGGGAATACCCGCATCTGACGTTATCAAGCGAGTAATGGATAACCTGGTGCCGCTGAACATTGACGAAAAAGGACGCCTGGCATCGCGCCTGGGATTGATCGCAGAAAACTGGACCAGCGTTGCGACTGCCCAGGCACGTTTTGTAGGTGATATGACTGGCCCTGAAATTACGCGTCGCATTTCAGATACCGTCATGCGGATTACAGGGTTATCGCCATGGACCCAGGCCGGACGTTGGGCCTTTGGTATGGAGTTTATGGGATACCTGGCCGAGAATGCTGGTAAGAAATTCAATGAGTTAGACAAGCCGCTCCAGGATACTTTAACCAGGTACGGCATGGCCGAGGGTAATTGGGATGTCATCCGTTCTTCCGGTTTATACGAACACGAAGGCGCAACATTCCTACGCCCTGAAGAGATTGCCTTACGTAATGATCTGCAACCAGGACGCGCTGACGATCTAGCGACACGTATGCTAGAGATGATTCAGACTGAGACGGAGTTTGCCGTACCATCGGCATCTGTTCGTGGTCGCGTCATGCTGGTAGGGGAATCGCGCCCTGGTACGTTTGTGGGTGAATTGTCCAGGTCGTTTGCCATGTATAAGAATTTCCCCGTTACGTTATTGAACACTCACGTAATGCGCGCCGTGAACCAGGAAAACTTTGGCAAGAAGGGCGCGTACTTTGCTGACCTGGTTATCTCGACAACTCTGTTCGGTGCCATGGCCATGCAACTTAAAGAAGTTACCAAGGGGCGCGATCCCCGTACGGTAATGACGCCTGAGTTTTGGGGTGCGGCATTGCTCCAGGGCGGTGGCCTGGGCATCCTGGGCGACTTCCTGTTTAACGACGTTAACCGTTTTGGTGGTGGCCTAGAGCAAACCGTGGCCGGCCCGGTAGTAGGATTCCTGGACGATACGCGCCGCTTAACTATCGGCAACCTTCAGGAATTGGCAACTGGCAAGGATACCCACTTCATGCGTGAGCTGATTTCATACGGTGGACGCTATACCCCAGGATCATCCATTTGGTATTTGCGCCTGGCATTAGAGCGTCAACTCCTGGATCGTTTACAAATTTGGGGCGATCCGGAAGCTAAACAACGAATGCGGGAAATGGAAGCGCGTTACAGACGAGAAACTGGCCAACGCTATTGGTGGGCGCCAGGAGATACCGAACCTGAACGCGCCCCGGATTTTGAGAAAATAACGGCGGAACCCCCGCCAAGAAGGAAATAAAATGGTGGCAAAACTTACCAGTTTAAGGTATAAATTATCAGGAGAAAAAAATGGCTGATTTTCCAATATCACCCGTAGTGCGACGTGTAGTCTATACCGGCTCGGCTGGTACTGGACCCTATGCGTTCACCTTTGAAATATTGGCACAAACTGATATCGACGTATATGTTGATTCAACTTTAAAAACGCTGACAACGGATTACACGGTAACAATCAATGCGAACGGTACCGGATCAGTCACTTTTGTTACTGCTCCTGGATCCACTAAGCGGATCACGATTGTTGGTGCCAGGGATATTACCCGTGCATCTGACTACGTAACTGGTGGCGACTTTACTGCGGCATCCCTAAATTTAGAGCTGGACCAGCAAACCATTTTTAATCAGCAAAATGCTGAATCATTGGGTCGTGCGATCTTGGCTCCAGTAACGGACCCGGCCTCTATCAATATGGTATTGCCGGTGCAAACTTCCCGCGCCGGAAAGATCCTGGCATTTGATTCGACTGGTAATCCTACGGTCGGAGAAGAGATCGGTAACTGGCGTGGTAACTGGGCCGCTGGTCAAGCTTATACCGTCCGTGACCTGGTAAAAGATTCTAGTAACTCAAACGTATATCGCGCTAATACTGCTCATACTTCTGTTGGCACAACGCCAATCAGCTCGAATGCTGATTCTGCTAAGTGGGACCTGGTAGTGGACGCGGCATCAGCTGGTGCATCTGCATCTGCCGCCGCGGCATCAGCAAGTGCGGCCGCTAGTTCAGCGAGTGCGGCCTCTACTTCTGCATCGAACGCCTCAACATCGGCCAGCAATGCGTCAACTTCTGCAAGCTCCGCTAGTACGTCGGCCAGCAATGCGTCAACTTCGGCAACGAACGCGTCTAACTCAGCAACATCGGCTAGTACGTCCGCCTCAACTGCAACGACACAAGCGAGCAATGCGTCAACTTCTGCGTCGAATGCGTCAACAAGCGCAACGTCGGCCAGCAATAGCGCGTCAACTGCTACAACCCAGGCGACTAATGCGGCTACATCAGCAAGCGGCGCATCAACAAGTGCAACGAACGCCAGCAACTCCGCTAGTTCTGCCAGCACTTCTGCTACGAATGCGTCTAACTCGGCCAGCTCGGCCAGCACTTCTGCCAGCAATGCGTCAACCAGCGCAACGAACGCGGCGGCAAGTGCGGCATCTGCCCTGGCCGCTTTAGATGACTTTACCGATACTTACCTGGGCGCGTTTTCTACGGACCCAACTTTAGACAATGATGGTAATGCGCTATCTGCTGGTGACTTATATTTCAATACCGTCTCAAATCGTTTAAAGGTATATAGCGGATCTGCCTGGTCATTCGCGATTGTTGATACAACAACCGTCGTCACAAAAACAAGCTCTACTGGAGCGGCCATTATCCCAGCGGGTACAACTGGCGAGCGTGATGGCTCACCGGCCAATGGTTACTTTAGATACAATTCCTCGCTCGCATCCTTTGAGGGATATGTTGGTGGCGCCTGGGGTGGAGTGGGTGGCGCACAAGCTGGCGGCGTTATCTTTGAAAACTCATTAACGATTAGCGCAAACTACACGCTATCAACCAGCAAGAATGGATTGAGCGTAGGCCCGGTCACAATCAATAGCGGCGTATCGGTAACGGTACCAAGTGGACAAAGGTGGGTAATATTATGAGCATCATTCTTCAAGGAAGTACGTCAGGTAGCATTACATTACAAGAGCCGGCCGTTGCTGGATCTACTGTATTAAGTTTGCCAGCGGCTTCGGGGACTGTAATGGTTAGCGGTAATATGCCAGCTTTTTATGCTTACTATACGGTAGACGCCTCAATACCAGCATCAACTACAACAAAACTTACTTTTACGGCAGAGAGCTACGATACTGCAAATTGTTTTGATACTTCTAATGGTCGCTTTACTCCAACGGTAGCGGGTTATTACCAGTTTACCTTTAGCGGTCAATCAGATTTTCAATCTACTGGAAGAGCGCAAACCTGGATTTATAAAAATGGTTCTCAAAGCGCTTTTAAAGAAGAGAATTTAAATGGGCCGGCATCCACCTATCCATCAAGATTTGTATCTGCCTTATTGTATGCAAATGGAACAACTGACTATTTTGAAATATATGTAAGACAAGAAAGCGGTATATCAAAAAGTGTTTATGCCGGTGTTATAGCAACATATTTTTGCGGATTTTTAGCGAGGGCGGCATGAGTTTATACGAAAAACTTTTAGCACTATATACAACATTAAACGCGAATGATTTTAATTTGAAAGATGGAACAATTCTTTTGCAGAACGATGGCGCTGGCGATTACATTGCCAAGTGGGAACACCCAACTTTGCCACGACCAACAGATGAGGAGTTAGCATGAGTTCAACAATAACTGCACTAACTAGCGGTGGTGGATTGGCAATGGCTGGTGATACTAGCGGTCAATTAGAGTTAAAAACTAATAATGGCACTACTGCGGTAACAGTAGATACATCACAAAATGTTATGGTTAATTCCACTACATTGTTTGACCCTAATGGTTATGCTTCATCAGGTGGTAAATTTTTACAAGTTAAAACAACCACAACTGATAGAGGTTCTTTTGTAAACATTATTGGTGGTGGTGGTGGAAGCCCTAATTATTGGGTAGGTGGAATTAATTATGCTATTTCAGGGCAAACATATCCTGCGGCAACTATTTTTTCATATACAGGTGCTTCATCAACATCAGGAATTTTAGGTTTTACTACTTCTAGCGATACTACTTCTACACCAACAGAACGGATGCGTATTGATTCTAGTGGCAGATTATTAGTTGGAACAATATCAGTAGGCTATATCAGTGGCTACCAAATGACGGTTGCTCATTCGGGTACTGGTGGTGCGGCTTTTAAGTACGATGGAACATCCGAAACAAATGCAATTAGTTTACAAAACGGCAATGGTCAAGTAGGTCGAATTTATACAAGCGGTTCAAACACTACTTACGCTACTTCTTCTGATTACAGATTAAAAGAAAATATTGCACCAATGACAGGTGCGTTAGCTAAAGTTCAATCACTTAATCCAGTTACTTATAAATGGAAATCTGATGGTGCTGATGGTCAAGGATTTATTGCTCATGAATTAGCGGAAGTTGTACCTGATTGCGTTGGCGGTGAAAAAGATGCCGTTGATGCAGATGGAAACCCAGTTTATCAAGATATTGATACTTCATTCCTAGTAGCTACATTAACTGCTGCAATTCAAGAACTTAGCGCAGAAGTAGAAGCGCTCAAAGCAAAGGTAGGAGCTTAATATGGCAATCGTAATCAACGGTACAGGAACAATATCAGGCATTAGTGCTACTGATGGATTATCTTCTCCACAGACTGGTAGTGTATTGCAAGTGGTTCAAGGAATTACTACTACTGCAACAACTGTCAGCAGTAGCACTTTTACCGATACAACTTTAAGTGCAACAATTACACCAAAATTTAACACAAGCAAAATTCTTGTAATGCTAAGTCAAAGTTATCGTATTACTAGAGCATCTGCCGCTTGTTTTGGTGGTTTTAGATTATTAAGAGGTTCTTCAACTGTTATTTGGACTGCTAATACTGAAAGTTCAGCAAATACAACCCCTTATGGTTTTGGTGTTGGTGCTACTGGTGCTACTAATTCACAGCTTTATAATACTTTTTCATTACAATATTTAGATTCTCCAGCAACTACTTCTGCTACAACTTATAAGACACAAGTTGGAACTTATGATGGTGTTCCAGTTATTATTCTTCAACTTAATGATTTCACAGCTTGTTCTTCACAAATGCAACTTTTGGAGGTAGCAGGATGATAACCATAAAACAAATTGATGCACTTTACGAACTTTATCCACAAATAGTTACAACACAAGACAACATTGCTTACGATGCAGATGGCAACGAAGTAACTTATGACATAACTGCCGTCAATGCCAAAGTTGCACAAAATGAATCAGATAAAGTTGCACAAGAACAAGCACAAGTATCTGCAAAGGCTTCTGCACTAGCTAAACTAGCCGCATTAGGTTTAACCCAAGACGAAGTTAAGGCCTTGGTGGGGTAATATGACCGACGATCTTAACCAGCAAATTGGCCGCCTTGAAGCGCACGTCGAGCAACTCCAGCGCGACATGACAGATATAAAAGGTAGCATTAAAACCATGAGCGATCAGATGAATCGCTGGCGCGGAGCTGGCGCAATTCTCTTAATGGTCGGCGCAGTATGCGGCTGGATGATCGACATTGTTTATAAAGCCCTGGGAAAGTAAGCTCATGATATGGTCGATGACTTTGGGATTACTGAGGGGGCCAAGGCTCTTAGTGCATCGCTTGATGGGGCGCGAGAAGCCAGTCACAAGCTCAGTAAAAGCATCGAAGGAATCCAAGGCGACGCCTTTGACGTTGCCCAGCGACAAGCCAGCGAACGCAAAGCGGCCGAGAGGAAGGCCGCGCTCCTCAAAGAGCGCGCCATCTACAAAGCGCTCGAAGAATACAAGCACCGCAAACTCATCACCGACCAAGAATACAAAACCAAAATAGAGTTTGTAAAGAAGTACGGCACGAAAGAATGGGAAGAAGTTTTGAAGATTAAAAAAGAGATCGAGACTATGGAACAAAATAGCAAAAAGTTTTACGACGACCAGGTAAAAGAAGTGCGGCGCGTACAGTTTATTTGTTTTATAGTGGCGGCCTGGATCGCCTGGTATCTTGTTTGGGGAATTAAACCATAATGGCAACTAAACCAATATGGGAAAAAGAACGGCCCAAGTCCCTGGGCAAATCAAAGAAGTTATCACCTGGCCAACTCAGCGCGGCCAAGGCAATGGCTAAGAAAGCGGGCCGCCCTTACCCTAACATGATTGATAACATTCGCGCGAAAGCAATTAAAGGAGAATGACATGGCAACAATGAGCGGCAAGCAAATGATGAAGGTCCAAAAGGTAATGCACGAATGGAAGGGTGGCAAGCTAAAGTCTAGCTCCGGCCAAAAGGTAACGAATCAAAAGCAAGCCGTGGCCATCGCGCTATCTGAGGCCCGCGCAGTTAAGGGGAAAAAATAATGTTTCCACTAGGCGCGTTACTTGACATCGGCGGCAAGATCCTGGACAAAGTATTTCCGGATCCGGCCCAGGCTGAACAGGCAAAACTAAAACTCTTAGAGATGCAACAGAATGGTGAGCTGGCTAAGATCAATGCCGACGC